ATGTACGATAGAGACGATTATGGGCCGCCGGAGCGACGGGCGGCAACCGGCCTGCCCTTGGGCGTAATGCTCCTGTCGGTGCTGGCGATTGCCGTTTACCTGCTTGCCGGAACGGCGCTTCTGGAGGGCAGAAGTCGGGACGTCGCGGCGTACGACGTCCCCCGGGCAGGCGACGGAAGTCTGACTGCAGCGCCTGACACCGGACAGCGCCCGTGACGATGGCCCACAACCGTGTCATGGGCGTATGCTGCCAAGTGCACCTCGGAAGGACGCTCATGAACACCGAGAAGATGAGAATGCTCATAGAGGATTGTCGCAGGGACCTGTTCGCCTATTTGGCGCCCGGCAGCGGCATCAGCGACCGCGAGATGATCATCGCCCTGCTCCATCGCCTCGATGGACTGCAGGCCAGAGACGCGCTTGACGAAGACTTCGACTGGCCGCCATTTGCGCCGGAGGAACGACTGGATGAACAATCCGGCCGCGACCGGACCAGCCCCCGCCTCAGGATAATTCTCAACCGTCGCATACAATGATCATCAGGGATCCAAGACAGCACCCGATTCTCTGCCGGCGCGGCACGCCTGGAATGCACGCAAATGCTCCGGAGCAAGTTGACGCTGCGATCAAAGCTGCTAAAAAGCCAGCCGTTGGTGAATGGGCAGCAAGCCCGGTAGCGATCGCCGGTCTATCGAGAACTCGGAAACGAATTTCACGAGCTCCGCAATCACCTGGAAGAGTGGCCGAGCGGTTTAAGGCACCGGTCTTGAAAACCGGCGTGCGTGAAAGCGTACCGTGGGTTCGAATCCCACCTCTTCCGCCAATTGTCTTTCCCATTTATATCCATATATTGCCAGAATCCTAGGTTTCGGACGTTTCAGCGACCTCGGATTTTCCGCCCGTTGCCATGTGTTTTCGTGCATACCCCCGCTTCTGGGGGTGTTTTTCGGGGTATCGGGTCTTGAATTTGGGGGTATGGTGAAGGACCAATGCTTACAGACGCGCAGATACGAAAAGCGAAGGCGGAATCGAAACCGAGGAAGTTATCCGACGGCGAAGGGCTTTTTCTGTTCATAACCGCCGCGGGCAACAAGCTTTGGCGCCTGAAATATCGGTTCAACGGAAGCGAAAAGCTTCTGTCGATCGGCCCCTACCCCTCCATTTCTCTAGCTGACGCGCGCCAGGCGAAGGACGATGCAAAGGCTCTGTTGCGGGCTGGCAAAGATCCAGCGGTCGCCAAGAAGCTGAAAAAACTGGCGGGAGAGAAACGCAGCGCGGAAACGTTTGAAGTGATCGCCCGCGAATGGCACGGGTTACAAAAAGCGCAGTGGGTGGAAAAGCACGCCGCCGATGTCCTCGACAGCCTTGAGAAGGAGGTCTTTCCGCACATCGGCAGTTCGCCAATCAGAGAATTGGATGTGCCTGAAATCATGGGCGTCCTACGGTTGATCGAGAGCAGGCAGGCGAATGAAACCGCGCGTCGCGTGAGGCAACGAATTTCTGCGGTCTTCGTCTACGCGATTGCGTCAGGGCGGGCTGCGGCGGATCCTGCAGCTGTCGTAAAGGGGGCCTTGGCTCCACTGATCAAGGGTCGGCAACCAGCAATCACAACGCTCGCCGAGGCGAGGGATATCCTCGCCAATGTAGAGAAAGAAGCTGCGCACCCAGTGACCAAGCTGGCCCACCGTCTCCTTGCGTTAACTGCCCTTCGACCTGGCACGCTGATCGCAACCCCCTGGCCAGAACTCAACAGCGTTGTCGACGACGTGTGGCAGGTGCCGGCCTCGCGAATGAAGCTCAAGCGCAAGCACAAAGAGGAGAGCGCCCGAGATCATTTGGTGCCGCTCTCGCGGCAAGCGCTGGAAGTGATTGAAGCGTTGCGGACCACTACCGGACGCGGTCCCCTCGCCTTCCCAAACACACGGCACTCGCACAAGCCAATGAGCGAGAACGCCATCGGCTATCTGCTCAATCGTGCTGGCTATCATCAAAAGCACGTTCCACACGGCTGGCGGGCAACGTTCTCGTCTGTGATGAATGAGCGTAATCCGGCAGACAAGGCGGTCATCGACCTGATGCTTGCGCATGTGCCGAAGGACAAGGTTGAAGGCGCCTACAACCGGGCCTTGCATTTAGCCCGCAGAAAAGAATTGGCTCAGACATGGGCCGACATGTTGTTGGAGGGAGCGCCGTCGGCGGCCGCCTTGCTGGAGGGGCCGCGGCGGTAAGGAACAGACTGCGCATGGCCCCGTTTATCGGCCATGAGCAACGACAGCGCATATCCTCGGTCGACCGAACGGCCCCTCACCTATACACTTGACGAATTCACTGCAGCCTACGGCTTGAGCCGTAAGCGCTCCAAGGACCTATACCGACGCTTTGGTCCAACGCGAGAGAAGCTGGACTTGTTGATGTTGGCGATCAGACGTCTCTGACGACCGCGGCGCGGGACTCACCAGGGTTCTGCGACAGTGCTATATTTCGTTCCCTCGCCTATCGAGGTGGACATGTCAGAGAATCGCTACAATCTCCGCCAGGAAGACGACGGCACGTGGACGGTGTTCGACATCTTCACGGGCCTGCCGGCGGAAGTGAATGAGGTTGAGCAGATCGGCCTGGAGATGGAGCAGGCCGACGATCTCGTCGACCTGTTGAACCTGCTTTACATCAAGCGGCGAAGTGGGCCGGTGCATTAAAGGGAGCTTAGCCGCTCTTTGCACCGCGTCGGCCCGTCCTCAGTTCATGTGCGATCGCCATCGCAGCAGCAAGCGCTGCTTTACTTCGATCATCCGGATGCAGCGCCGGCTCTTTCGGTCCCGGCTCGACCACGCAGAGTGTCTGCATTTCCTCAATCGCCGCCAGTGTCGTGAAGTCCTTGCCAGCAATCCGCATGAGCTTCAGCCTGCCCCGCTTAGCCTCACGGCGAAGGCCGGCCGGCGAAATGCCGCCCTGCGGAAATGCGATCGGGATGATATCCTTGAGACGCATAGGGGCGTTCGGGTCGGGCCTGTTTTCGTCGGGCGGTCGCATCTTTTTAATTCCTCGCCTTCCGGCAACCAGCGGCCCCCGGCGCCTGCATCCCTTGCAAATGTGGCTTCGGCCGTCGCTAAAAATTCAAGTAGATATTGACGCCCGGTCGACGGTGGTAGCGGTAATCGCCGCTGTAGCCGTAGTCCCGGCCGTAGTCATGGCGCGGGTAACACCTGCCGTAGTAACGGCATGAACGCCAAGCGTGTCGCCTGTTCCAGTGACTGTCTCGCCAATTGCGCCGATGATTGACCTGCTCAACCGCATCCGTCTGCACTTGTGCCGGCTGAGGCACGTAGATTGGCGCAGCGCTCACGGGCAAGGCGAAAGACGTAGCAAGAACTACGCCTGTGAGAGCGGATATGAACTTGCTCATGAAGGTATCCTCCTCGGTGCCAACGAAATTGGACCTTGGAGGCTGAACTGCTGATGAATGATTGCCGGCATCACCGAAAAAAGCCCCTCGCCCGCGAAGAGCAAGGGGCTAGCGCCAGCGTAAGCCGTCGCCGTGAGCGCGTTGGTCCGGTGGTGAGCCGGCAGCCGTGTGGCTGGTGGTGGCAATCTGCGCTCTGTGTTCTTTAGAATTCCTTGCGCCGCCAGGACGCGTAACTCAGCCAGTCACGCTCGCCGCGTGTATTGTTGCAGTGCTTACACGCCATAGCCAGGTTGGACGGATGGCCCGTGCCTCCATCAGCGCGGCGCTGCAGGTGTTCCAGTGTGGCTGCGTACGGCCGGGCAGCGTCGTACGGTCGGTACGTCAACACAACGTGCTCTCCGCAGTAGCAGCAGCGCCCTTGCTGCTGCCAGAACAGAAGCCACCTGAAATACCGTACAGCGCGCGTATCCATCGCTGCCTCCATTTGGTCGGCTCGTTCACGGATCGGCGGCGGCGAGTCTTGGTCTCGGCTGCCGCAGGTCGGTACGCCCGAAACTTAGGCGGGCTGCAGTCGCTCCGTGGCCTTTTGGATCTGATGGATTTGAAACGCCAGTTCCTCGATGCCCGACTGCTCCAGCAGCTTGAAATCCAGGATGTCTTCCAAGGTGTGCAGGTTGCTGAAAAGCTCTCCGACCAAGGTAACGGCGACCTTCGCCTGCATCTGGAGATCGTAAGCATCCTGCGACCAAGGGCGGTGCGGGCTGCTGTCGTCAGCGCCCTGCACCTGTTCTTTGCCAGTCTCAGCGGACTGGCGTCTTAATCTCAAGCCTTCTTCGGGCTCAAAGGCGATCGTCGGAACGGGTCTTAATCTTGCGATCTTCGCGGTCATGGCTGGCTCCTGGTGTTGCTTTTGTAGCAGTGTGTTTGTACACTGTACCGACACAATATCCGATTCTGGTGCAGTGTCAACATTCATTTGTACAGGGTACCAACGATGAAACCTATTCAATTGAAAATGGCGCGCGCCGCGGTCGGCTTGGGTGTTCGTGAACTTGCCGAGTTGGCAGGGGTAACAGCGAACACGATCACCCGCATCGAGAACGGCGCTGACGCGAAGCAATCGACTTTGGACGCGCTGCGCGCAGTATTGGAGAAGGATGTCATCTTCCTCTCTGACGGCGAAACGACGTCAGGCGGTATTGGCGTTCGTCTGCGCGATCGGCAGGCTTAGTGAACGAAGCAATGGCAACTTCAATTGGGGATAGTGGACAAAAACGAAAGAGAAAATTGCTGACGCTTATACCTTTGAAAACAGATAGCTTTTGGCACAGGTCAGCTACCGCGACTTAAACCTCCTCTTGACCTACATCGCCGATCCAAGCAGCATAATTAAATCGAGTCCGCATCAATTCTCTTTTGGTGAAAGGACTGCGATGAAACCCCCAGAGAAACTGATCTTCAAGTTCGGCAAGCGCTTCGAGGCGACTGCGTACGGCAAACTCTCTGTCGTTCTTGCTTTCACTCTCGGCCTGACAATCGTCACCGCGTGGGGCGCACTGTCGGCGGTCCTGCTCGTCATGCGATAGGCTGCGCTGAGATGCGCTCCCCCGCCTCATATAAAGGCTCGTGACCCGAATCGTGAACAAGCTGCACCGACGCTTGACCACGCCGATTCGCTTCAATAGCTTCCAGTAGCGCCCACCAAGCGCAGCGCCTGCCTGGACGCACCACCACACTGAGGAGACCATGACAACGCAGTCGGCACACGTGCCGGCGGCAACGGTCCGTCTCTAGCTGGAGGTTGCCTATGCCCCCTACGATACCGCTCGACACGATCTACACTACGGATGAAGCCGCCGAGCGCCTCCGCGTCACGCGGCGAACGATGATTAAGCTTGGGCGCGATCTGGGGTCGTGCTCGATGATCGGTCGCCAGTATTTTTTCAGCGAGCGCGATCTCCTCGACATCTGGCAGGCTCAAAGAGCAATGCCGACGAGCTCTCAAGGACGCGCCGTCAACGTGAAGGGGCTCCTGTCTGATGTGCGGCTTCAGCGATCCTTAGTGTCACTGAGCCAGAAGAAGCGGAGGCGCCGGCAATGAAAGACGATGACTTCCTGGACGGTCTTCTTACACCGAAGGAAATCGCGCGCCGCATCACGGCGTCCAGCGGCGTCGAGACGACCGCCCGCACGGTGTGGGAGAAAGCCAGGCGACTGGGAGTGGCCAAGAAGATTGGCAGGTCGCCGCTTATCCACCTTTCTGACGTTCCGCGGCTGCTGGAGGAAGAAACGAAATCGGAGAGGCGCGCGCACCTAGCAAGAATAACGACCGGGCCTGCCGCGCTGTCCATCCTCCAGAAGGCTCGCAAGAAAAGGGCGCGTCCATGAAACCGACAACGGGAGCATTGGCAGCGCGATTTATCGGACGAGCTTCAAGGAGCGCCTAAAGATGGCTGAAGACTTGCTATCTACACTTCCCCTGTTCGCCACGGACCAGCAACTGGCCGTCGCAATCGTTGGCAAGGTCCGCGCCTCGATGTGGGTGAAGGCGGTTATCCCGCAGCTTGAAAAGAAGGGCTTCCCGCGCATTGATCCGCTGCATGACGGCCGGCCAGTGCCGCTCGTGCGGAGATTCTACGAAGGATATTTCGGTATCACAGCTGGCTTTAATGCCGCTGCGCCCGACGGGAAGGAGAACTTGGGCATGTGGAAGTCTCGACGGCGTGTCAGGAAGGCTAGCGATGAATGACTCCCCTCGCCTCATCGGCCGCAAGGAAGCGGCTGCATACTGCGGCATCTCTCCAACCTGCTTTTCGATGTGGGTCGCCAGCCACAAGATGCCCCCGGCAATACCCGGCACGCGCAAGTGGGACAAGCGGGCCATCGACGCGAAGCTCGACGAGATCAGCGGGCTTACTCCTGCTGAGCCAGAGGATACCTACGCTAAGTGGATGCGGGAGCATGGCGGAGAAGAGGCGGACCTCCAAAGGTGGCACCGGCACCGCGATTCGACGCGCGCCGAAGCACCTGCCAGCAATTACGAAGATTGGAAAGCCAAGAAACTTAAGCGCCGGGAGAAATAATATCGGCCACAGTTGGGATTAGACGCCAAGCTCGAGCGGATTCTGCGGTTCATGGCTGATCACGCGGATTGCGACACCATCGACACCATTCCGGGCGCAGGTCCGGTGACAATCGAATGGTTAGTGGAGAAAAGCGCTGTTCGTCTTGTCGGAACTGACGGCCATGCTCCCCGGTACGCTGTCACGGAAGAGGGTCGCGCGGAACTGCACCGCATTCAGAGGTGGAAATCGCTGACGCCTTAGTACCCCCTTTGGGCGGCCTCTAATCCTTGACTACAACCCGCATTGTGAGACCCTGTTTTCGTTTGGTTGTGCTGCGTTAGGGAGGTCGAAGATGACCTTTGACAACGACGTTGAGGTGGCGCTCGCTACCGCCTGCGAAGAGCTTGAGATTACGCGAAAAGAGATGATCCGTCTTATCATGCGCGAATGGCTGGAACAGTACGGTTTTCTACCGTTCCGTGAACTGGACGAGGTAAGCGAGACAAGGGGAAACGCGTAGCGTCGCGGTCGCCCGCTATCGCATCACCACAGCTCAAACACCGCCACAGCATCCCCTCTCCCGGATATCCTTGAACGACGCGTGCCGCAGATTCCCGTCATCCGCCCAGGTTCGATATTCGACTTCGGCGACGAGCACCGACCCAGTGAAGATGGCGCCCTTGCGCTGCCCCTGCCCTATCCAGCTCCGTCGGCGCCGACGTCTATGTACCGCCCAATCGACCGTAGGTAGGCCACGATCTCCGATTTGAGGAAATCACGGTCGCCGTAGGTTTCCTCAATCTGTTCCAGTTTGCGCTCTACCTTCGCATACTCAGCCGGGGAAAGGTCTGCGTCCCCGAGCACGTATTTGTCGTGACCGACCGCACAGATACCGCAGCCGGTCTCCATGATTTCATCGACGAAGGCGGGAATGTCACTCTCCTTCATCAGCTTTTGTTTGATGCTCTGCGCCATAGGGTTGCTTTCGTTCGCGAATTCGCGCGTAGATTAGACAGGCTGCCGCATCACAGTAAACTCGTAAGAAGTGACAATCCTCGAACCGAGCTCGCCCCGGTTCGTTCCATCAATGCCGCCCCTCGCTGCTCCGGTATTTTGCGTTTGCCGTTCCCTAGATCAGCTCGAACACCGACGCCCCATCCTCTCGCTCTCTGATCCCCTTGAAGGATGCGTGCCGGAGTTTCCCGTCGTCTGTCCAGGCGCGATACTCCACCTCTGCGACAATCACTGGCTCGACAAATACGGCGCCTTTCCTTCTGAGGACGACCGCCGGCGATTTCGTCGCCATCCCCTCGAGCAGCTTCCGCAGCTCTCGCGAAAGTTCGTGTGACCAACCAGTGCCGCAGCCGCCAACATAGACGAGATCGTCGCCCTGGCGCGCCGCCAGCAGCAGCCGGCCCAGATGACCAGGCACGGTCGACGGCTCATAGCCAACGATCACGAAACTATCCCGCCGCTTGCAGGTGATCTTCTGCCACCACTCGCCCCGGCCGGAGCGATACGGCTTCTCGACATGCTTGGCGATGATGCCTTCGAGGCCGTGCGCGCAGGCGACGCGGAAGAACTCATCTCCATCAGCCTGTACCTCTTCGGAGAGGCGAATGGCTCCTTCCCGACCCGCGACGAGCGGCTCCAGCAGCCGCCGACGCTCGCGCAACGGCAGCCGGCGCAGGTCGCGGCCGTCGAGATAAAGGAGATCGAAGGCATAGAAGACGATCGCGCCAGCCTCGACCGCCGAAGGCAGCCGGCCGAGCGCCCGCTGCAGCATGCCGAAATCGGAGCGCCCCTGGTCGTTGAGCACGACCGCCTCGCCGTCGAGGATGGCCGTTTTAACCGCCAGACGCCGTGCGTCGTCAACGATCGACGGAAAGCGTTCAGTCCAGTCGTAGCCTCCGCGCGTGAGGATCCACACCCGGCCGGGCTCGATGTGAACGGCAATCCGGTATCCGTCCCATTTCACCTCATAGGCCCAGTCCGGTCCCTTGGGTGGCTTGTCGACGAGCGTTGCGAGGCAGGGATCGACCCGCGCCGGCATGGGATCGGGAGATGGCTTCTCGGCTGCCTTGGATGTTTTTCTTGCCACGACAGAAAGCGTAGCGTGGCGCGCGATTTAGCAAAAGATGCACAAATGGATTAAGGCGACCGGCATCAAGCCGCCCCCCTCCTCTTGTCTCCCTCTCCGGGCGGCATAAACACGACGGCCACCGTCCTCGAGCCACACCGAGGGCAGCGAAGGCGGCTGGCGACCATAGACAATGGAAAATCCCGGCCGCGGGTTGCGACCAGCGTCAGCATGTCGAGATCATAAGTCCACGTGCACTGGCGAACGGATTTCATTCCTTCGCGATTGCCGAACGCACATCGCGCTTTGAGTTGCCATCCCATGCTGAAAGCTTCGCCAATTGTCTCGACCATGAGGATCAGATAATGTAAGAACAAAAGAAGAACAATCAATCGATGATGGAACTCCCCAGAAATGGGAAGCCACGGAGGAGGTTTTCTGGTGAGCGACGAACTGGGCGCAAAGCCGCACTATGAAGCCGGACCCTACGTGCATTATTGCGAGCATCCGGGCTGCAAGAAATGGGGCAGCTTTGGCTTCGCGGTCGGCCGCGGTGAGCCGAACTGGTTCTGCTCTGAGCATCGGCCGGAGTGGAAGGCATCACCAAGAATGGGGTGACTGCTCCTTCCAACAACGAGTACACTCGGAACGGCCGCTGGCGTCGCTCAACACTCTCGATCCAGGCGAGCAGTGGAGAAGGTGCCGCGAGCACGGCACGAGGATGATCCCTTTACGGTAAAACCCTACTGAGAGGGCTGCGTGTGTGCTTTCCTCCGCTCGTATGAGTGGGGAGCCGCGTATGGCCGAAGGCCAAACACCTGTTTTTCTGAAAAGGGTCCGCAACGGCGGAATTTTCCGCGTACCGCGCGAAGTAAAGATCCACCGTCTCGCCATGGAGGCTCAGATAGAGCACGGCCCCTTCACTGCCAGATTGCTAGGCTATCGGAGGGGTATATTTTCTTCAGAGCTTCATATCGAACGACTGGACGGCCCGTCACCGAAACACATCGGCGAATTGAGTGACGTAGGAGCGCTCATTGCCCGCGTTGAAGCCGATAGCAATCGGCTGTTCAAGGCTCGACGGGTGGCAATCGACCCCAAGCTTGACTTTTATCTGTCGGAGGCTTGCCATGGTCGCCGGTACAATATCTCATCGATCGCGGGTGCATATAGGCGAAACAATCAAACTCCATTTCCGGAGTTCGAAAATATTGTTCAGCTCTGCGCTACGTCGATAGCACGGAATGAGGCGCTTCTAGTGGGGGCAGAGCCAGTCCTCAGCCACCTGGATCACCTAGCAAAGAACTTCATCCGCAACGGAGAAGGGGTTTTCCTGATCGATTGGGGTGAAGGGTATATTGGGCGACGTGGCTTCGACGCGGGCAGCTTCCTGATGGTGCTGTTGAGATCTTATGATGTGCCACGGTTCGAATCGGAAGCCATTCTATTCTGTAGATCATATTTAGCACGAGCAATCGATGGCCCGGACGTCTTGGCAGCTATGAATCGAGTATTCCTCCCTCGCAGTCTTTGGTATTTCCTCCGACCGGATATCGTCACCCGTTTTCAAACAATCGGCAAACTTGACGAATGGCGAGCGAAACTTCTCGTCTTGGGCCGGTTCGCCTCAGGACAATTCTGGCGCCACGCCGGGTTGTCTGGCGGAGAACGATGACGGTGGCGAGAGCCCCGCCCCTCAGGACAGAGAGATGAACTAAAAAAGAGCTGCAGTGGGAGACCGCTGCAGCTCCGGTGAATAAGTGGGCTCAATCGTCCTGTTCCATCCAAGGGAAGCGCTTGACTTGGCAGCTGGGTATCAACGCTTGTTCAAGTCAGGGTCTCGCCCCGAGGCCTTTGCAATCTTCCGATAGGCGTGCCCGCTCATCCCGGGTATTGGCAGCAATTCTGCAGTCGGCAGGTGTTTGTGACCGGGACGCTTAGGTACAATTATCGATCTTCCGGTCCTCTTTAACAATCCGCCAAAAGAACACTTACCCAAACGGGTGATGTGACAAAGTGCTCGCCCCCTGATATTTAGAACAGCCTAAATTATATCTGCCGAACCACCAGATCTCCTACTTACCCGCGCAACCGACATTCAGCTGGGGCTCGCCCCGGCATGGTGGAAATCATGGCAACAGTTACGTATCACTTCCCGGGCGGAGTTTATCCTCAACAATACACACCGCCGCTTCCACTCTTCGATTACAACCCGTCCTTCGCTGAACTGGTCGATATGAGCACAGCGACACGCTTAAGCACCAGCAGCACACAAGTCCTTTATGGGTTGGGTAACGGACTGAAGCTGCAGCTCGTCGGAACGGGATTTTCATTTAATACCAGTGGTGATGCTGTCGGAGGGACAATTTCTTCCATCCAAGTTCTTTTGAATAATGGAAGCACGGCGGTCCAAACCATAAGCGGACTGACCCTATCGCTAGAAAATTTCAACGACGCAGCAGCGGCTTTCGACAACTGGCAACTGGAAAGCTGGCTTCTGAATAAAGCCGATACGATCAACGGATCGGCCGGCGACGATGATCTATCAGGGCACCAAGGAAACGACATTATAAGTGGCAACGCCGGCGATGACTTCATCACTGGAGGCGAAGGTGACGACACCTACAACGGCGGAACTGGCTTCGACACCCTCAACTTTCAAAATGCTTATGGTGCTGCAACAGCATTCCGGGGCATCAATCTAAACGCTGCGACAGGCACTGTGATAGACCCTTTTGGTTTCTCGGAGACGTTCCAGAATTTTGAAGAATACAGAGGCACCCAGTTCGCGGACACCATGCTTGGATCTTCGATCGATGAAGCTTTTATGGGGTTGGGAGGCCGCGACACGATCAATGGTGGCGCAGGCATAGACACCGTAAGATATGACCGTGACGTTCAGCGGGGCGCAAGCACAGGCGTCAACGTCAATCTCACGACCGGAATTGCGATAGATAGCTTCGGGTCACAGGATACTCTTTCGGGCATTGAAAATGTCCGCGCTACTGATTTCAACGACACCGTCGTCGGAAGCTCGGCTTCCAACTTTCTCCGGGGTTTTGCAGGCAATGACACCCTAGACGGCGCGGGCGGCGCTGACGAAATGCGCGGCGGCCAAGGAAACGATACCTACTACGTGGACAACAGCGGCGACATTGTCGACGAGAACGCGGACAGCGGCGCCGGCATAGACACCGTCCGATCAGGCATTTCCTTCAGCATCGCGAATACAGCTGTGGCCAAGGGGGGCGTCGAGAATCTTCAGCTAATAGGCACCGCAGCAATAAATGGTACCGGAAATGCTCTAACCAACACGCTAGTAGGAAACAGCGCTGCCAACACGCTGAACGGCGCCGCTGGCAATGACCTGATCAACGGCGGGCTCGGCAACGACACTCTAATTGGATCCACGGGCCTTGATACGTTCTCCTTCAGCACTGCCCTTAACGCGACGACAAACGTAGACACAATCAGTGGCTTCAGCGTTGCGGAAGATACCGTCAAGCTGGAAAACGCGATCTTCACAGCGATCGTGGGTACCGGCGTATTGACCGCGGCGCAATTCGTTGCCAGTGCCGCTGGCGCTGCTGTCGACGCGAGCGATCGTATCATCTACGAGACAGACACCGGGAAGCTATTCTACGACAGCAATGGCAACGCGGCCGGCGGCTCAGTTCACTTCGCAACGGTCAGTGCCAACCTTGCACTCACCTCAGCGGATTTCTTTGTCGTCTAGCCAGCATTTTCTAACGCAGAAAGGCCCGCCACCCTTGAAGGCAGCGGGCCGAATTTAACTCGGTGACCGAGTTCTTGCTTTTGGTTGGTTTTCAACGATCCGATCGACGCGCAGCGTCATCTGATCGACCGCATCTTTGACGCCGCCGATTGCCGCCATCAGTTGCTCGTGCGTTTCGCGTAGCCCCTGCTTGGAAACGTAATGTTCCGCAGTGTGCAATTTCTGGGCAGCGAGGTCAGCCGCAACGCGGTCGGCTTTATCCTCTGCAACCTTGACCTTGCTTTCGATGCGCCACCAAACGCCGGAAACCGCGCCAAATACCATGATAATGAACCCTACGAGCTCCGCAGTTATGGTCATCGCCGCCCCCGGATTGCCGCAGCGACCGACTGAATGCCGGCGACACCCGCTCCAGAGCCAAAGACCGCGGCTATTATCTGGGAGGCGTATGGCTTCACGCTCGGCGGCAAGTCGGCAACGTGACCCGAGAACAGGAAGACGCTGTCGAAGCAGACTGCGCCGAGCCAGAAGCCAACGGGCGCAGCGAAAAGCGCCCACACGTACCAGAACACGCGAGACTGCATTGCCGTCGCGCGCGTCTCGGCTTCGGCGGCGATATATTTGGAGATGACCTCGCCCGCGACTTTCTGCCGTGCGGTTTCGTTGTCGATCGATTTGTCGAGCGACGTGAGAATACGGTCGAGCGGGCCGTTTGTAACCCATTTTAGTAGGAGACTAAGCATTGCACCTCGGTAGGGGTTGTGCTGCTATCCGCACTCAACCTGAGTGCAAGCCATGTTCAATGAAGAAATCGACATCCCCTGCCCTGAATGTGGCCATGAGGTCAGCAAGACGGTCGATTGGGTGAAAGCGAACGACGAGCTCTCTTGCAGACGATGCGGGAGCCTCATCGAGTTGGAGAACGAAAGGCACTTGCTCATTATCGAGCACGTGACACAGAGCATCGCGAAACTCAGACGGTCGCTCGCCAAGTTTCGGAGAGATGCACGCAGCCGGCAAAGGCGGTGGTGAGCTTCATCACACCCTCACCTCCTTGCCCCGCCAGGTATTCCAGCGGCGGGCGATGACGTCTCGATAGCGGTAAGCCACGCAACCAAGAGCCAGCAGCAACGCGCCAACCGCAATCCAGCCCCACGGCAAGCCCGCGATAAAAGCAAGGGCGCCGGAGCCGATCGCAGAGCCCACGCCCTTCGTTGCCCCTTCCCTCAGCGCCTTGGCGTCGCGCCGTAGCTGAGACAGCGTAGCCGGCCCGAGAATGCCGTCGGCTTCAAGGTGCGGGTGCGCTTTCTGGTAGGCGATGATAGCGCCGCGCGTCTTCTCGCCCATCCATCCGTCGATGGCGCCGGGGTTGAATCCCTTGCTGGTGAGTATTTCCTGCGCCTCTTTGACGACGGCGTCAGGCTTACGAGGTGGTTTCGGCGTGGATTCCTTGACCGCGCCGCCTGTGGCGTAGCGCCCGTTGAGAAACAGATCTGCCTCTTCCTTGCGGCGGCTAGCTAGCCCCGGCAGCTTCTTGCCGTCGGCCGTGTTGTAGTGACTGCGGAGATAGGCGGCCGCGGCCTTGATGTCGCCTGCGCGCCAAAGATCGGCCCACGTCCATCGCATGGCACCAGTGCCGAGGTTGTAGATTGCGCTTACCGCGGCGTCCATCTGGTGTTGTTTGCGATTGGCGGGCGACGACGCGACAACGGCAGGCTCGAATTCATCGGCGAGCACGGCGGCGAAAATCGCGTCGGACTGCTCCGCCGTGATCTTCGTCTTGCCTGGCACGAGCTTAGTAATGCCCAGCCGTCCGAGCTCGCGACGCACGGCCGCGCTACGCATCGTGAAGCCAGTGCCGATCGTCGGCACGCCGACAGGATCCAGATAACAGGTCAGCGGGTTTCCTTCGTGGCCACGCATAAAGGCGCGCCCACGCGGTGACGTGGTCGTGATGGTCATTTCGGTGGAATTCCTGTGCGGTGTGAAGAGCCTAGCGCGGACCCAAACGATGCTTTTGCTTAGGCCGAGCCTTACGCGACGAAGACTTTCTGTTGGGGATCAATCTATCGAGAAGTTTTGCAGCACTCGACTACCAGTTGCTGATCTGCTTTGATCCAGTCAGGCGTTTCTTCAGGGTGAGAGTAACCAGTGCATCTGCATTTTAAATCGCAGCGCGGTCCCATCCGCTCGCTTATCAGCCCAGATCTGCCGAAGTTCTCGCTTATCATCGGGCCTAATGGCAGTGGAAAAACCCACCTCCTTCAAGCTATAAAAGGCGGCAACATCTCGTGCGAAGGCGTCGCCTATTCGAAAAGTTTGCTGTACGACGCTCAAACCTTTCGATTTGAAGAAGCAGAAAGCGCAATTGCTGCGAACAGCGTTGAGGTTTGGCATCGCGGGGTTGCGGATAAGTTTTCGCGGATTCTAGCTTCGAGGGAACGGGCTCTTAAGAAACTCGCGGCTGCCGGGATTGAAGAATCTGCAGCGCTCGAATTGACTTTTTCGACTCGCAACTACAGCGAGGGAGTTGAGATAGGTAACCTTCTCTCGGAGTTCGACCGCGAGTTCAATATGGATGATCAGCTTCAGTTGATTGCCGGCCGATTAAACAAGCGCGTACTGGCGCTGACGGAGGAGGATCTGAGGTTCTTTCCCCAACCTGGGCAGAAGGAAGACCCGCTTAAAGTTGCCATTGCCGAGAAGTTCAGCGTCTGGAGAGATGAGTTGGACCTGGTAAGATATCAGCGTTTTTCTCAGGAAGCCTACGGAACACCGTACAAGCTTATTTCTGACGAGGAGTTTTTCGCCCACCGTGGCCAAGCCCCATGGCAAGTCTTTAATGAATTCTGCGCTTCGGCGGAGTTTCCTTACACAATTTCTGCCCCTCACCCGGAGCGAGGAGCGCCGTACAAGCCACGGTTAATTAGAAAGCGAGATGGCAAGGAGGTCTTGTTCTCGCATCTCTCTTCCGGCGAACAAACACTCTTGCAATTAATCATGTGTTCGTACGCAAGATCTTTGGGTGATGAGTCCGGTCCACTTGGCCTATTGCTTCTCGACGAGGTTGATGGAAATCTCCATCCATCTCTCACAAAGAAATTCGTCGACGTCTTAGAAAACGTGCTAGTTAGAGATTTCGGCGCGGCTGTTATAGCGACAACCCACTCCCCTTCAACTGTTGCATTTGCCCCAGAAGAGTCCGTGTTTACACTGACAGAGTACGACGACGGACATCGTATCGAGAAGGTGAGTAAGGACAGAGCCCTAAAAGTACTAACGAGCGGCGTGCCGACGTTGTCATTTTCTTACGATGGACGGCGGCAGGTCTTCTGTGAAGACGACAGCGATCGTGATCTATATACTAGACTTTTTGCGCTTCTGAGTGACTACGTCGACTCACCAAGATCTCTTGAGTTCATCGGTACCGGTGTTCGCATTAAGAAAAACTCTGTGGCGACTGACGTAGACGAAGCCAACTCCGTCAGTGACGTTCTTGCTGTAAATACTGGGTGCCAGGTTGTTTGCTCGATAGTAAGGGAACTGTCAAAATCCGGGCACAAGACAGCGTACGGCCTAGTCGATTGGGACTCTGGCGCAAACGGCGGCATCAAAGATCACCCCAACATCGTTACATTGGCCAAAGGGTCTCGGTACTCCATTGAAAACGCAGTGCTTGATCCACTGATAATCGCAACGCTGCTAGTCGCCATTGGCCACTCAGCGAACATCAGTCTACCATCAGAGACCAGCCTCTTGCATATGGCAGCCATGCAAGAGGCTGAGCTTCAGGCAATCGTAGATACAGTTCAGAACAAAATCCTCGAAGGAGCCGATGACGCCGAGCTAGTACGGTGCCAATACATCGGCGACTTTAGCCTTTCCATCGCCAAGCCATTGCTGATGATGAATGGCCACAAGCTTGCCCGTCGCGCTCTTGATTGTTTTTTGCCCCTTCGAGAATTGAATCGCGGTCGTCAAGGATCGTCAGAGAAAAAGCTTCTCGACGAAGCCGTAAACTCTGCTATTCGCCACATTCCGCGATTTGTCCCGCTGGAGGTGCTTGAGGCTTTTCGAGAACTTCTTGAACGGGATTACGTCTGAGTCCCTACCACAGTACCACTCGTGTCCGTGACCGGCGCACCGTTGTTGATCCGGACATCTCCGGTCGCGTCCACCCAAAGCGAATAGGGGCCGAACATCATGAAGTTGTTCGTCGCGCTTGTGTCGCCACGGTTGTTGCAGACCACGCCCGTCGAAGCCGACGCAAAGAATTTGTCGATCGTAGCCGCCGCACCTGTCAGGTGATTGTTAACGACGACCGGTCGCAGTGCGGCTGCCTCGACGCGAAGCCCGCCCGCTCCATCGCCTGTAACGGTCATGCCATCGCAGGAGCAATCGGTCCCGTTGAAGCGCAGCCCTTGGACGCCGTTAGACCTGTCCGTTCTGCCGCCGAGGAACTTATTCCGCGCGCCATCAATGTTCCCGACGCGCGTTGTAGCAGCTAGGCCGACAGTTTCCTGGCCGTAGAACTCGTTATCGGTTCCAGAGACACGCAGGATCGCGCCCGTTGTGTCGCCCTTGAAATAGCAGTCGAACAGCTTGTTCCGCGCCCCAGCAATGGTGGCCACGTCCGCAGCGTCGGCATCTGACGAATAGCCCCGAACGTGGCGGAGCGTGTTGTCGTTACCTAGCAGGTTCAGCAGCTTCCCAAAGGAAGATCCGGGAGCCCCGGTCACGACATCCGCGCTCACATCCTCAATAACGTTGTTCCCAGCCTCAGCGTCCGCCGCGAGAACAAAGCCGGTGATAGTGCGCGCCCGAATGTTCTTGAACACACACTTTTCGACCTCTTCTCGAAGGCGCAGCAATACGCCCAGCCCTGCTGCCGCATCTCCGGTTATGTTGTCGACCAAGACGTTCTCGATGGTGTTCTCGGCCTTAACGTGGATCACGGTCACGCCGTTGGCGCCGCTGGAACTGGCGTGCACGTTTCTTACGACATTGCCCGAGACGTCAGTAAACACGCCGTCGGTTCCCTCAAGGGAAAACACCGCCCTTGTCGAACCAACGGCGGTGGCGGCGCCAGCAATGAAGATGTCCTGCACCGTGTTGTTGTAGCACTCGTACTGTAGAGAAAAGGCGTAGTGGCCGCAGTTCTTCAGCCGAATGCCCCTGACCAGGCAGTCGCGGACGTTGGATAGTCCGAAGCCGTTGTAATCTGCGACATTGCCCGCATCGATTTCGATTCCCTCAAGAACGATGTTCGTTTGGATGCCTACGCCCACACCGGAGAGCGCCAACGCCGCAGATGTTCCGGCCGTGCCTTTGACCGTGCCAAGGCCAAATACATGAACGTTCGAGCGCTTTAGATTATGATCCCGATTGGTCAGAAATGTTCCCGGTGGGAGGTACATGCGGCGGCCAAAATAAAGCCAGCAGTCGATTTCGTCCGCGTCGTTCGCCACTCCATCGCCAGCCGCCCCAAACCAATATGGCGTAGAAGGATCGCCCTTCGGTGAACCCTGCCATCCAAATACGTAAGGCGGCGTGACTCCCGATATGAAGCCGCTCTGGACCAGATGGCCTCCAAAGATGTTATCTCGCGGCCCCGCCTTGATGGCGGAATTGAACGTCTGGATCTTCCCAGTCCCGGTAACGAAACGACCGCCGCGAAACTCATAAGTTACGGTGTCGGACCACGTTCTGTTGCTGTCCACGAGGTAAACGCCTGGCCCAACGATAATGTGATTGTAGATCGCCTCAGCCGCGTCCAGTATTGCCGTGCAGTCGGTTGTACCAAGCGGATCGCCCCCCAAGGAAGCCATGGAAACGCCGGCTGCCGCGGCAGCCGCCTCCGCAGCCGCTTGGGCCGCCTCGCACGCTGCGAGCACAGCGCTGGACGCCTGGTCACTCACTAGCCTGAACGTCGAGCCGCTTACGATGCCCATGACGATCATGCCGGCAGTCAGGCCGCCGACCGCCACGTCGTTGCCGCTGTTCGTCTTGACCGTAAGTGCCGTGCCGCCGTTAAACGACACCGTTACCGGCGAAGCGGTATTCGCTTCAAAAATATTCATCCAGACGAGCGCGGATCCGGAGACCGGAATCGAAGTCGCCGCCTGGATGGCGTTCGCCGTCCCGGCGCCCGCATCGCTCGCGATGATGAACGAGAACGGCAGCGGCAGAATCAGGGACCAGGAGCCGGCGCCAGATGCTCCCGACTTGCGGTAGATGCCGTTGTAGGCGACGGTGGAGTCGGCGTAGACCCATGCCGTTACGTCCGCCGCATGAGCCAGATCCGCAAACAGGAGAGCGCGAGTAGATTTGGCGATCGACCCGGCGCCAGAGGAATAAGCTTCAATAGCCGCTTCGTACTGAGCAAGGAGCGAGCGGATTTCTGGCTTTGACGGCTGCAGCGGAGACCCGAACGGCCCATCTGCGTAAACTGTTTCAGCGTTCGGAGAGAATGCCACGGAGGACTCCTGAAAAGAAAAAGCCCCGGCGCTAGCCAGGGCTTGAAAGTTGATGCTGTTGTGTGGCGTAGGCGCCCCAGAGGCGGCCGAAGGTCGGCGTTAGGTCACGGTGAACGTGCCCGTCGCAGCGGCTGTGCCTTCAATGCCGGAATGGTTGATCGACACTATCCAGCCGTAATAGGTGCCGGCAGCGAACGACCTGGAGGTCGAATCCGCACTCGATGACGCGCCATACTCTGGCGGCCCCGCGTAGCTTGCCGTCCCGAAGTTATCGACCGTGTTCCAGTAGATCTTCGCGCCAGCGTAGTTGCTGCTATTCGGAGCGGTCCAGTTGAACGTCGCTGCGCCTAAGCCGCCCGTCGCGCTCGGCGAGGTAACCACACCTGGCGGAGTCGGATCAGCCGTCGAGGTCACTTCTTCCGTGACGGACCAGTTTGAGTACTTTCCGTTGGACGCCTTGAAAGCAACCTGCACCTCGAGCGCCTGATCGACGGGAACCGTGTTGGTGTTCAGATTGATGTATCCGCCAGACGGGTTAGCACCTGGGAAAGCCTGCTCAATCCATGCGCCGGGAGTGCCTGCGCCGATATCGGCAACGCGGTAGCGGACTACAGGAATGAAGCTATCGTCAGCCGGGTCGATGACGACCACGCGGATGTAAACCGAGTTGTTGCTCGCCTTCGCCTGAATGAGATTGATAACCGGTGTCGGAATGTTAGACGCATTCACTGCCGGCGGAACGGGAGGCTGCTGCCCCTCTTCTGTCGTTGGGTTCCAGTCGTCAATGCCATCGGGCTGTTCGACGAAGTCCATCGAAAAGCCGCCCTTGGTGAGGGCCAGCACAGATCGACGGTTCTCCAAAAGCTTACCGTCTAGTCGCGGGAGGCGGTTCGGAGTTTCCAAACGAACCCACCGCGCATAGACAGCGTTGATTCCGGATAGCCGAACATCGAGGCTGCCCTTGACCTTCTGGCGCAGCCGCAACCAGTCTCGCTTGCCGAGCCGCCTAGCTTGCCGCCACTGGTGGCACCATTCATAGCTGCCTTCCTGCGTCAGAACGCGGCCTGCGCTTAGCTGCGCGGCTGTGTCCTCGAAAAAGTCAGTGTCGCAGCTCGTGTAATTCGTGGCCGGATAAGTAAACTTCGGCACAAGCCGATTGCACTCGTCTTCGAACAGCACGTCGTACTGGACCTGATGGCCAACGATGTCGGCATCGGTCAGTGTCGCCGTTCTGCTTTCGCGGAACTTGCCGACCGTTAGGATGCGGGCTCCATCGCCGCGCGCGACCAAGTGGCCGTCGCAGGTCGAGAGAATCGCGTTAAGTCCCGACTTCGGGCCGTTCTCCGTCGTGTCCCAGCCGTTGCACTCGTAGCGCCGTTCTGTACCACCGCCTTTTAGCGGAACCAACTCATCGCAAACGTCGGCCTCTTCTTTCCACAGGTCGATGACTGGAAGCAGCGCCTTTGTGTAATCAAGACCGAAGCCGAATTCATTGAAGCAGAGATGCCAGGCGCAGATGACGGCAGAATTGCGCGTCCACGTCCAAGTGTTAGGGTTTGTCGGGCTTTGTGCCGGGTCTCGAAAATCCCAGCAGAACGCTCCGTCGATCTCCACCGAAGGAGATGGGGCGCCATATGGGAAAGCCGTCTGCTGATCCTGTGCGTCCGCGTTGTGCGCGCGCATTGCTAGGGACGCCTGGCCGTCGCCTCGATGATCGTTGGTCCAGATACCATCTGCGCCGAGTGCCGAGACGAGCTCGGCATAGGGTGTTTCCGGATTCGCTCCGAGGCGGGTGTAAAGTCGGACGTTCGCTGAGCCTGCGCCGTACCTGCCGCCCGTCGTGAGCGGAGTAACGACGCTGTCGACTACCGTCACCTCGTCGTCGTTGAGGTAAAACCGATTGAAGGACTTGATCTTGTGGCCGGCAATAGCCTGTACGGAATAAAGGTTAGATCCTACCGCCTCCCACATCATGCGGGCGCCGGCAACGCGAGTGCGGCCGACGGCATAGACGCGGAACGGGATCGCCTGGTTGAGCGGCGCTCTTCCGTCTTCCGGCTTCGGGGGCTTGGGTGCTTGCGCGAGGAGTGCCTGCAGACCGATAGAGATGGCGGTGGTCGCAATCGCGGAAGCGATCGACGCGTAAGTGATCGTGGTGGCGCCGATGGCGAAACCGCCGGAACCGAGGACGGCAGTGAAGATCGGCGTAAAAATGGGGTCGAACATGACCTCGCTGTAGAGCGATGTCGTGCTGCCGAGGCCGTAGCGCTGCAGCATCATGCGATGGTGGAAACTCATTCTTTGCAATCTCCACCCGGCGCGCGCCATACGGCAACGTGGTCTAGCTTTTTCGCGACGACTCCGGAGGGCGACAGCAGAGCCCAGAGCGGCCCGAAACGGATCGCGCAGATCTCCTTGGTCTCACCGTCCAGCCCCGTTGGTGCCTTGACGACACCGACATCGCCGTCTTGCGGATGCTGGACGCGCTTGAAGCCCACAGGCTCCAGTGCAGCGGCCGCGAACGCACCAACGCCCCCTGCCCTCGCCAGTATGTCATGGGCGCCCTTTGCCGATGCGTAGGTGCCGCGGTACTCCTCTGCCGGGTCGACCCCCACGCTTTCCTGCAGCCACGTGCCACAGAACGTCGTGCAGTCGTCGCCGCCCATCCCGCCCCACCTGAAGCGGTGAGGCAGGGCAAGAAATTCGTGCAGTGTCATGAATACCTCGGGCGCTACGGCCTAGAAGTTTGGCCAGACCGGCTGGACGCCTCTGGCGAGCCTGCTGACGCCGTCGCAGAACTTGTCAGTTGGCGAGATCGCCTTTTGGTGTGGCGTAGACCAAACAGAGCGCGCTCCGCGCGACCGTGTGGCCTCTCCGGCAACGACGGCCAGGGACAGGGATAGCGTCACAGTTTGCCCGCTAGGCGTGGCTGGCGACGATTCCGACACATGCGAAGCGGTGCCCGTCCAAATCGGAATGATGTTGCTCATCGGCTGGTAGTATTGGTCCAGCGTCGTTATGCCCATCTGCACCGTAGCGCCCCGCACGGCTGGCAGGGTGTCTATCATCCTTGCGGCTGACGTAGGGTCGATGCCGGAGAGCGTGAACTCCACGCTGTCCGCTGTGCCGTTTACCAGCACCTCGAGCGTAGGCACGCCGACAAGCTTGCCGCCACCCAAGTAAACCGTGCCGGTGGGGTCGATACTGTCGAAGTTGGCGGGAATGTCGTTGATGCCGAACCACATATGCAGCGACGGCGTGGTGCCGATTCGGAGGAATATCCCAAGCTGGTGGCTGTCGCGCAGTTCGCTGATGACGTTATCCGGAACCCAGCCCATCAGAACGCCTCAACAAACTGGATGGATTGCTGCGTCACGAAGAACGCCTCGACCACGCTTGGCAGCGTGAACTCAGACTTAAACTTTGCAACGAACCGCGGGCGGGCGAACTCGACTCGTGTGCCGGCGGCGACTGCCTCGCGCAAGGGCGGAGCTATAGCCAGCGTGTACACCGGGTTTTCTTCCGAGGTTTTGTTGATCACCTGCCAATACCGATAGGCGCGCCAGCCCTTCGTCGTGTGATAGATTGAAAACCAGTCCGACCAGCGCAGCGGCCTATCGAGGCCGTACACGCGCATCTTTATGATGCCTGCGTTCAGTGCCGCTGCCTCGGTAATCTCTCCATAGACCGTCGCCTGGCTGTAGCCGGCGCCGTCCGAGAAGTAAGAGCCGTCAGAGTGCGTGATGCCGCTGACGATCGGTGCAGGCAGCTTGTTGACTGTCGGGAAAGGCCCGAACCAATCGGTAATGATCGGCACGTTGATGAAGCGGAACCCGCCGTTAAGGCGGGCTCCAAGCCAATTCACGTACTCGTAGTGCTCTGGGTTCTTGATTTTACAATCTTCATATGTAGCGATGACGATGCCGCCGCCGCTCATCTCGATTGTCTGCCCCTCGCCTACACCATTACGGCCGCCATCGATCGACGATCCAGTGACGTCATAGATAGTCTTCACTGGTCCAATGAAATTGGCTTCTAGCGTCGGCTGGTTCGTATAGACCGCCATCGATCAACCCTTCTGGCTAGTGTACCTGCTCTGCATGGTGCCGAAGCCGCCGCGGCGCTGGTTCTCGTTGTACTGGCTAAGCCCCTCGCCAACGCCCTGCTTGACCAGCGTGCGAATGTGCTCGTCGCCGCTAGCGCCGCTGACATGCACCTGCAAAATGCCAGGCTGTACGTTGCTGTTCGCCGACGTTCCGCGCCCATTAAGACGAGGTGCGCGAGGTGCACCGACATATCCGCCGTTGGCGTATCCGCGAAGGCGTTCAAGCGTAGGCACGCCGATGCGGCTGACCGCAGCAGCGTCGAAGACGTACTCGCCCTTATGAACGATTCCGGCAGGCGTGTACTTGCCGCCCGTACCGGTAAAGCCGCCCTTGTCGTAGAGGCCGATTCCGCCACTCATCCATGCCGAGGCGAATTGACCCGACCCCGAGAAAAGCCCCATGCCGTATTTGGTGAGGCTGCCTAAAATGCCGCCACCACCACCGTTAGCCATCAAAGCCTGCGGGATGCTTTGCAGGGTGGATCCTAGTGCGCCCAAGCCGGTTGTGGTTTCATTCGACGCACCGGCCAGTTTCTCTAGGGCTTCCGAGGCGGAACCAGCTCCTTTGCCGATGCCTTCCCAGTCTCCGACGCCAACCTTTGCCGCTCCGTACCACTGCCCCCAACCGCTCTTCTTTGCGTTGTCTAGCGCAAAATCAACGCCGGCTGGGCCATTGGCAGCCAAAGCCGGGTCAAGACCGGTCTGCTTAATCATGGCGTTCCCGAGTCCGCCGCCTTTATAGAGCTGGAAGGGCCCGAACGAAGGCTCACGCACGCCGTTCTTGACGTAATTCGACTGGAGATTCCAACTGTCGAGACCGCCCTCGGATTTGGCAACCTTTAGAGCGATAGCTGGGTCGATACCTCGCTTGATTGCCGCTTGCGTGATGTAGGAGGCAATATCTCCAGTGGGCATCGCAGCCGGCAGGGCCGAGCGCGTCACCGCCCCGACAGGGGCCGCGAACGTCGTGGCCGCAGCAGAAGACGCAACGGCAGCAATGCCGCCGCTCTTGCCGCCGCCGCCGAGAAGGGCCGAAGCAAGCGCGCCGCCGATCTGCTCAAAGAGGCTGTCCAGCGACTTCTGCATGGCATTGGCTGCGGCGTTCTTGACCGCATCAGCGAAGGATTCACCGATGCTTTTGCCGCCAGTGAGAATGCCGCTGCTGAACTCCGATAGGAACGATTGCGTTAGGTCGGAAAGTTCCTCCTGCTGGAACCTGTTGCGGATCATCGCGGCATTGTTACCGCCAAGATCCTCATCAAGTCCGTAGGATCGCAGCCGCAGCTTGACCGCCTGCTCCTGCTTCGAAAGGCCGGCGAAGGCGGAGTCGTCCAGCAAGTCTTGATGCAGCTTGGCCTGGGCCAAGGCTTGCGAGTACTTGCTGTATAGCTCGACCTTTTTCTCAATCTCGGCGCGCTGTTCGGCGCTAAGCGACCGACCCTTGTCTTCCGCCTGCTGCAGTAGCTCGAGCCGGAAGCGTGCGGCATCGGTCTGGACGCCGTATTCTCCCGTTAGTTCTGTCTCGAGTTGCAACTGCGCGATACGATCATCTGCGCTCTTGATTAGATCGCGGTAAGCGTTCGCAGCACGCTGTGCGGCCGTTTCGGCTTTCTTATCTAGCTCGTCGCCAAGTTGAATCGGCTTTGTGCCAGGGATTGGAACCGGGACTGTGCGCCCGTCAGGATTTACGACAGTCGGGTTTGCGTTGCCAATTCGACGTACAGCATCTCGATACGCGGTGTCGGCATCATCACGCTCTTCACGGCTTGCGGCGTTGCGGCGAGCATCTCGCCAAAGCCTCTCCGCCTCCTGTAGGTCGGTGAGCGGAGCAACACCAATTTTATTGAGATCGCGAAGAGCGTTAGAGAGTTTGTTAATGGCTTGCGTCTGCCGATCCGCGGAACCCTCGATCAGGTCAAGTGACTTGACCATCTCTGGAATGCTCTTCGCGAGTTTCAGCGTGTCTTCGTCGAATTGACGAAAATCCTGCGCCAGTTTCCTTATAGGCTCCGGCACACTTTCATCATTAGCGATGCGAGAAAGAGCCTCGCGGAAACGCAGAATGTCAGGCTCGCCTCGCCTGATGGAGGTGTTCAGATCAGCGAATGCGGTTCGCAGGTTCCGGACAACATCCGGGGTCATGTCCTTCAGAATCGAGGCGTTCTCAGTGAGTATGCCGGGGCCAAAGGAAGCCGCGATCTTGGCTTGTTCTGCGACAAGTTCACGCGCGTTCTTTAGGCGATCTTCGATATCTGCCTTGGCGACTTGTGCGCTCTCAGTCGCATATTCTCTAAGGCTTTTTGCGGCTTCGCCGTATCTCTCTTTGAGGAGAGAGATGGTCTCGGCGTGGCCCTTCAGGACGTCGTCTGCGCTTTTGACGTCCTTCGAGCTCGAAATATATTGGATCAGCGCAGCGCCGGCAGCGATGACGCCGATGGTCACCAGCGAAATCGGATTAACAAGCTGCAAGAAGGCGCCAGCTACAGCAGGGCCGATCTTCTGCCCACTTGCCCTGATGTCGTTAAAGACCTGCGCAACCTGTGGACCTTGCTGCAGAGCGACCGTCTGCCACGGCATGAACGCCGCGGTGGTCGCAATGTCAAAGCCTTGCGCGGCGAGGTTCGAGGTGTTGAATGCACCGCCACCACCGCGGGCGGCAGGCGTATCCTTTAGGGCCGCGTTCCTGCCCTTGATCGCAGCCGTGCTTGCCAGCGCAGCCTGACGCTCGCGCTGAATGGCCGAAGTCATCTCGTTTGCCGAGATGGCGCCGATGGCGTGAGCCCGCTTAATATCGGCAACGGCCGATTTGTAATTGTTGATCGTCGCAAAAAGCGGCGAATAGCGAGCGCGAAGACGCTCAAGCTCTTTGCCCTGATCGGCGAGCGCGCCGCTCCACTCCTTGGCGCCGCGAGTGCCGACACCGACCATGCCGTCGATGCGCTTCTGCAGCGCCGTCGACATAGATTTGTCTATGCCGTTTCCGAGAGCGTTGAACTGTTTCTCGACCTTGCCGGTGGTCGACGAAATGTCCGCCTCGAGCCGCTTTAGGCTCCTTTTGACCGTTGCAAGGTCGGTGCTGATGGAAATTACAAGATCATCTGTCTTTTCAACCATCAGGCGAATATCCTAGGGTAGAAAGCCCGCGTGGTGGCGGGCTGAGGGGTGGGAAATGGATGGATGGCTGAAGATGCTGGTCGCGACAGCATGCATGGGAGTCGCGGGCTGCAACACGATTGAGAACCAATACGTTGACGCAAATGGTAGGCGAGGAACCGGTCAGACGACTTTTGGCGTGACCATGACGGACGGCAAGTTCTCTATCGCCGACGCTGGGGTCACATGCTCTGGGACGTTCCCGCACTGGCGCAACGCCACCGTCGTGTTTCCAGTCATCTGCACAGATGGAGTGTCTGGCACAGTAACCATGACGCGTCCGACAGCGAACGCGTCAATGGTCGCTGGCGAGGGTACAATGAGCCTCAAGAACGGCGAGAACCGGCGATTTGTGTTCGGCCGCAAGGACATGATGGGCTAACCATACTTCGCCAGCAGCGCGTTCATTTCGCCGCCAGACGGGGCACTCTGCTCACCTTCTGCGCCATTTGCTTCATTGCGGCCGTGGATTGCCTCAAAGAACTCGGTCAGGGAGGCGTCCCAAAAATCAGCGGGACGCCAGCCAAGACCACCGAGCGCGATGCGCATCCAGTCGCGCCAAGGGAATGGCGCGCTTACTTCGTCACGTCCGCGACCGCTTCGACGTTTCCCTCGTCACCATCATCAAAATGATGTGCGAGAGCGGCGTTGAACGCCGCTGCGCAGTCCTTAAAGTGCTTCAGCTTGAGCTTCTGAATCGCAGCAAGCCGATCGCCTTTGATGGTCAGCAATTCAATGCCGGCCAACACAGCGGCCGCCTCAACGCCAGACAGGCGCATGAAGAGATCCTGAAAGGACTTGCAATCCAGCCGCGTCGACACAGCGGCGAGACCGGACATTGTGGCGGCGATGACGAGTTCAACGCCGTCGATCGTCAGCAGAACTTCGCCGCGGGCGCCGTTCACCATTACGCTCTCCTCTTTAGCCATGGATTACACCTCAGCCGTAAAGGTCAGTTCTCCGGCTGCGACGAAAGTGGCGCTGAATTCCATGTTCGGCTCAACGTCGCCTTCAAAACTAAAGTCCGTAATCATCCAACTGCCTTCGTAGGTGCCGTCGCCAGGAACAACGACCTGCGCATTGAAAGCGCTGGCAGAGCGGACATAGCCCATGAAGGTTGTCATTGCTGCGCCGGCAACGAACGCGCCAGAGCCGGAGAAGGTACGGTTCGAGATACCGGGGCGGCTGGTCTTCTGTACCGGGCCGCCGGGGTTGGTGCAGCTCGGCACCGTGGTGTCGATCTCGTTCGCCGACATGTTGAAGCTGCGCGTCTTCAGTCCGCAAAGGTTGCTGAAGACTTCCGGCGTAGCGCCGTCGCCGATCTTGATGAGAAGCAGTCTGCCAAGTTGCTGACCAGTTGCCATATGTTAGGTTCCTTCGTGTATGAAAAAACCCGGCAGATGGCCGGGTCGCTTTGGTGGTTTTGGGGTGTGTGTAGCTGCAGACGTGCCGCGGCTACGGCTTCTCAACATTGGCCACGAAGTCGATGACCGCGTGAGATGTAAGCCCGTCGGGATCGCGAAATACCCGCGTCTGGCGGTGCATGATTGAGATCAGGCGGTTTGTTGCGAGCGTCAGAGGTGCCAAGTGCAGGGAATTCGCCATTGCGTCCGCGACCCGCTTTACCTCCGGAAAGCCGACGGATCTCGACCAACCGTGCATCGTAAGGTAGATTTCGCCGCCGCTGATACACGTGGCGTCGTCACGCAAGAACTGCGCTTCGCCGATCGTTACGTACGGGTACGTCACAGGGTCGGGAGGCTGGTCGTAGACGCGCCCAGAGATCAGCGTCGTCAAGGTAGCGTCTGCCTTCAGGTGCGCAACTATGGCGCCCTGCAGTTCCAATTCTGGACTGGCCATCAGCGTTTACCCTGCGCTTCTCTGACACCTTTGTTGACGGCCGCCAGCAGTTTGCGACGGGCCGCTTTGCGGTAGGCTCGCCACGTATGAAATATGTGCGGCTGCGCAGCCGTTCCGGGGTGCATCTGCGCTTCACCGCTAAAACTGATGTTGCCGCCGCCTGGGGCGACATTGTGCGGAGCAGTCCCGAACTCCAAAAAACGCCAAATGAACTTGGCAAAGATGCCGGCAGCGTCCTTGTCTTTCGTCTGTGTCACGCCGACCTGCCGCTTGTCTGGGTTGTCGACCAGTTTTGCGCCTTGAATACTGGCAGCATAGTCGCCAGTTGCGCCGCGTGGCGCCTTAGCGGCAATCCGAGTGGCGGCTTCCTTCGCGATCTCGAGCTTTGCCTCCGCTGCGTACTTCTCGACAGCGGGCGCCAACTCATTCAGCCTTCGCGTAAGAGCCTCGCGGCCCAAAACCTTCGCCTTGAGCGCCATTACGTCGCCACCCCATCATCGACCAGCAGGTCGAGCCACGCGTTTTTCTGGTCTGGGTTGGTGACGGTCCTGATATTCATGACGCGCGACGCGTTGCGAGCGTCCACAATGCGCCATGAGGGGGTCACCTCACGCGCAGCAGCGCAACTGCGAATTCGAATCGTGTAGGGCTGCACGCCAACCAGCCTGGCCGCCTGCACAGGTTCACCACCTCGCAGCGGAATCAGTTCGGCGGCCGCGGTGAAGACTGTTTCGAACGGCCCCGCCACCTCATTGCCGTAAGAATCATCAACGATTTGACGTTTTTGAAAGTGCAGCCTTTGATGCATGCGGCCGGCGCTTGATTTCTTGGCCATCCGTGTTCTCCTTACGAGGCGCCGCAATCTTTACTGCGGCGCCCTTGCTGATGGCCTCGTCGGCGCAGGCCCTTGTGACGTTGAGCGCCATTCCGGCTTTGTAGGCGATGGTGAAGCCAGGCTGGACCCAATTGAAGTTGGCGCTAAACCTCACCCAAGCCATTAGGCGAGCGTCACGCCAGGATCTTGGATGTCGACCGAAAGCACGGTCGTGCTCTTCGCAATGCCGATCTGGATCGTGTCCATGCCGGCCACAAGGTCCGCGCGGGGGCAGATTCCGCCTGCGGTCCCGCTGAGCCAGTAATCGGTGCCCGCGACCAGCGTTGCGCCGATCGTGATGTCGCCAGACTTGTGGATCGACACGGGCTGGTTCAGCGACGCGCCATTCAGCGAAATGCCGTGAACGGTGCGTGTGCCGGTGCCGTTGTTGTCCGACCTCATCCACTTGTTCGTGGTTGCGTCGAGGTAAATCGACTGCCCAGCGGTAATCGTCTCGCCGGCAGTGCCGATGTCGCGTGTGGAGTTGGTTCCGCCAACTACGAGGGCGGAATTTATGCTCAAATCGGCCATGCTGTGTCCTTTTCAGTCAGGCCACCCGGCCGACTCTGTAGCGTTCAAGAATTGATGCGACGCCCAGCGGTAACTCAGCCATGCCGCCGTCCGCTACCGCCTCACGGTTTTCGTAGAAGTGGCCAACGAGCAGCAGCAGCGCCCATCGAAGATCCTGCGGCAAGGTTTCATGGCCGCATTCAAATGTGACCTTCACCGCTCCCGGTTCGCACGTGATAGTAGGCCAAGCGGTATCGCGGGCCGGCCAAATCCGCAGCGGCTGCAGGTCCAGGTCGTAGCGCAAACCCGATACCTGCTGTTCGAGTCCAGCACCGTCGCGGTACGTCACTGACGTGACGCCGGTCACTGGACCAAGAGGGACGATGATCTCGCAGGGGAAATGGTCGAGCGACAGCCGCCACGTCTGCGAAAGCAGCGCAATGCCAATGCCGTTCGGCCCTTCGATCGATGCTTCCGCGGCTGCAATCATAGACGTGATGTCAACGTCGTCATCGTCGTGAAATACGCGCAGATGGCGCTTGGCCTCTGCGAGGGTCACGGCCGGTCCTGCCGGCGCAACCGTTCTGACCAGCCGTGTCCATTCGTTCATTTGCGTCGCCTTTTGGTGGCTGTCTCGAGTGCCGGCGGCACAACCGCTGCTTCTGGGGTAGGCACGGCGGCGGCTGTCTCTTCAACGGGCTCGCACTTGCGCTCCCAACCAGCGCCGACCTTCGCGGCAAAAACATCGGCTTCGACGATCTGCCCCCAGCCGAAGGTGAAGCCATCTCCGGCGAGGCTTGATGTAACTCGTACGTTCATGAGGTGGTCGGGCGGCGCTTGGCCGCCCGCTCCCTATTAGGATGCAGCGTGCTGCAGGACTCTGACTGCGCCGGCATCGAGCAGTTCGCCGTCGAGGCGAGTGAAGCCAATGAAGCCGGTCTGGTCGTAATCGGCGTAGCGCTCCACGAGGCGGCGGATCGCGAATTCACGAACCATTCGGACGACGTACCGGTTGAACGCGCCGAAAGCGACGGACTTGTTCGATGCGCCGATGGCAGCCATCGCCTGGTTGATAGAATATGGCTTGTCGAGAATGGTCGCCGGGGCGCCCGTCCTTACATCGGCGGGCTGCCAGATATAATTTCCGGTGACGGTGTCCTTGATCTTCCTGAGCGACTTGAGCGTGCCGTCGTTGAACATGAAGCGAACCGACGGGTCGTCGCGGTATGCGGGATCGACTGCGTGGAACAGTTCGATCATGTCGTCGAAGGTGAGCGCAGCGGCAGCCGCGACGCCGGTTACAGCGGTTGCTGCCGTGACGATGCCGTTCGGCTTCGCGGAACCGTCGCCCACAGTCAGGTGGCGGTTGCCAATGCGCCCGATGCGCTCTGCCATTGCGGAACGCACAGTCCCTTCGACGTCGATAGCCGAATCCTGCAGAAGCTCTGCCGAGACCAGAACGACCCCGGACGTGTATTTGTACGCCTCGAGCGTCTTCGTGCCGAATGCCACTTCCGTCTCGGTGACCTGCGTGTTCTCGCCAATGAGCGAACCTTCGTTGGAGGTGTCGTCCATCGTCGGCCACGGGATCGAGTTGCCGGCGGTCGTGGTCAGCACGCGAGTGACGCCTGGATCCAGCATCGGACCCCAAGCCTTCAGCGACTTGACCAGTTCGGCCATAAAGCCTTCTGGCACAAGGTAACCGCCCTTGGAATCGGTACCGACAGCCTGAGCACGCATCTCGCGCACGATCTTCCGCTCCTCGGCCGGCATGTCTTCGAGGCCGTGACGGAGATAGCTCCGGAAGGCCGCAGCGCGGGCTTCGTCGGCGTTCTCCTGCCGACCACCCTGCACCGACCGATCTTCACCGTTCGGACGGCGGTCGTCAGCGGCGTTCAGGTCGCGCTCCCGGGCCTCCAGAGCCTCCTCGCGCTTGATGCGCGCTTCAAGGCGGTCATATTCGGCCATTGCGGTATCGTGCTGGGATTCGAGTTCGGCGACACGTGCCTCTGCCGTGTCGTCCTTGATATCAGCAAGGAGTGCGCGAGCGTCGGAAACGAGCTTCTGCTGCTTTTCGCGCAGTTCAGTAATGTTGGACATGTAGTCTCCATACGAAAAGAGCCCGCGGAAGCGAGCTCAGTGGATCAGTTTGGTGGGTGACAGCGCTTGGTCAGCGCGTGCTGCGGACCCTTAGATCAAGGTCCATTTTCAGGCGGGCTCTGTGGGCCGCCCTGCTTACCGGCGCTGCCGCCGGATCTGTGTTTTCTGCGTTGGCGGAGCGAGCATCTCGCCACTCCTGCAGCGAGCGCTTTCCGAGCTCGGTGTCGTCATAGGCTGGCCATGCGACCGCCGACACCTCGTAGAGCTCGACCTTGTGAATGGTGCGGATTGGCATCTCGCCAGTTTCGTCCCACTCATCATGCTTCACGGCGAAACCGAAGCTCATCCCAGAAATATCGCCCCGCTCGACAAGCGTCCAAAGGTCGTTGCCATCGGTCGTGTCAGGAACATCGACCTCTACGGCCAGGCCGCGGGAATCCTCTGACAAGCGAAGAGTGCCGCTCTTCGTGCGCCCAATGACCCGACCGGCATCGTGGTCGACGAGCGCTCTGACGTCGCCCGAGATCGCCTCAGCAAAAGCCCCGGGCGCAATGCGCTCGATCCACCAGCCACCGATATCGGCACTGACATCGAAGACAGCCGCATACCCAACAAGGGTCCGCTTCTCGTCTTCGGCGCGGGTCTCAACGCCAAGCGTGCCGCCGCGTTTCTCAATCTTAGTCATGCGGCTTGTGCCTCGTCGTCGGGGTTGTTGTCGTTGGCTGGCTGCTTCGCGACCATGCTTTGCATACCCAGAGGGACAGTGGCGCCTTGAATGTGAAGCTTTTCGGCGTCGCCGCCCTTGCTCGGCCAGTTCTCCATCGCGCGTACCTCATCGGGGGTGTAGATCCCGTTTTGGATGCCCTTTGCGTAGCCTTCCATACGAGTGCGGAAGTCGCCTCTCATCAGTGAATCGAGGTTAAACTCTACGAACTTGGTGCGATTGCGCGCCGAGAACAGCTTAAGGTTTAACTCCTGTTCCCACGCCTTAACCCACTGGGAAATCAGGTGCTTGGTCAACGCGAGGTCTTGCTGTTCCGTGTTGCTGAACGTGCCGTGAGTTAGATCCTGCAGGAAGACGGGCGGGATGCCGTAAATGCGCGCGATTTCCTCGATCCCGAGACGGCGGGACTCCACCATCTGCGATTTTTCCGGATCGACGCCTACGGCCTTCAACTCATGCCCTGTCGGCATGATCATGACGTTTCGACGCTCGGCGTTGGCGTCTCGAACGGCCTTCTCGACGTCCTGCGACGCCCTCGATGCAGCTGCCGGAGACGGCATTGGACCGTAAAGCGCCAGAGGCGGCACGCCACCGTTCGCGAAGAACTTGCGCGCGTACTCGTCAAGCGCGAGCGCTAGGCCGACCGCACCTTTCAGCTTGCTAATCGGATCGACGTGAGACACGCCATCCGGCTTCAGCATGAAAGTCAGGTCGAGGACTTCGTTGGCTGCATAGGTGACTTTCCGCCCGCCGTCATCGTAGCGGTAAAGCTTGCGGCCGCTCTTGCGCTCAATCGTCAGCTTGTCGGTGTCGAGGGGCCAGATGCTCATCACCCTGCCGGCCTTATTTCGTTCGATGAATGAAACACCGCGGCCACGCAGTAGGACGTTGATCATCATGCCCTTTCGCCACATGAACGACGTGAGCTCGTCGTTCGGCGCGTCATGCAGGATGCTGTAGAGCGGGTCAGACTCGATGGTGTCACGTCCCTCTCCGCTCTTCTTGAACACCTGCAGCGGAAGACTGGCGATCGTGTTCGCAATGAAATTCACCGCACACCACACTGCTGGCACTTCAAGCGCCGTTTCGTGCGTCACGACAACGCCGGCCACCCCGTGCCATTCGCCCATCAGAGTGCGCCAGGCGTTCACGTCAGAAAGCGGAACGCTCGGATTCTCCAGGCTCGCTCGCGTCTCCGCGGCGGCTTTTCTAAATGGCCACATCAAACCACCGCTATTTTGAAGTTGGGATCTTCCCAGGGGGACGGGGCCTGAGCTCCGCCCGATGACCGCAAGTGCAGCCCGAGATTCATGATCAAGGCGATCGCGCCATCAATCTTGTTTTCCGGCCGTTCTTTGCGCGGGTAGACGTTTTCTTTCGCGTCGTAGTGTCCGACAACGTTGCCAATCATCCACGACAGAGGGTCGCGGGGGCCGTAAGGGTGGACAATCTTTCCGGAGCGCATGAGCGCATCGAGTTCTTTCGTCGGCTCCGAGAAATTCTGAACCGTCTGCCGATACTCAACGACGTTGGCGCCCTGCTCGGCCAAGTGATTGGCCATCTGTTGCGCCTGCCAAGGGTCATACGCGATCTCCAGAACATGAAATCGGCTCGACATCTCAAGGATGTCCTGCTCTATCCTGTCGATGTCGATCACATCGCCTGGCGTGGCGATCAGCTTGCCTTCGGCTTCCCACCCACGGTACGAATCGTTGCGGCTTTCAATGATTGCCTGCTCCGGCACGTAGAAGCGAGCGAACGGGTAAACCTTGTCGCCGCGCTCGAATAGCGCCACGACAGCGGCAATATCCACCTTGGAGGCAAGGTCGACCGCAATGCGGCACGGTTCGCCGGCGAAGTCCTCAATATCGATCTCTTCATCAAAGCATCGATCCCAAGCGCGCATGTCGTAAAGCGCCTCGTTCGTCTGAATCCAGACGTTCAGGTGCTTCGTCAGAAAGTTCGCCTGAGACGCTGGCGACGACATCGCCTTGCGGCAAAGCGCAGCTATGTGCTCCGGCTCAACGGATATGCCGTAGTTGGGATTCGCCTTTCGCCAGGTGGCCTCTTCGGTCCAGTCATCGTCTTTGTCGATCGTGTAGATAATGCCGAAGTAGGTGTCGTCCTGCGCCGTGCCCTTCAGAATGTTGATCGTATAGGCGCGGTGCTCGTAGCAGATCCCGGTCTTGTCAGCGCCGGCTGTGGTGATGGCCCAGACCATCGACTGGTTGCGCTTGCCTGCGCCCGTTTCGATGGCGTCGTACACGCCACGGTCGCGGTGAGCGTGGAGCTCATCGATAAGGGCGAAGTGGACATTTTTGCCATCTAGGGAGTCGGCGTCAGCGGAAAGCGCCTCGAAATAGCTGTTGGACCGCATTTGAATAATGCGGTGCGCCTCCACATCAATGCCGAGTGCTGTGCGCAATGCCGTGGCGCGGCGAAGCATCGCCTGCGCAGCCGAAAACGCGACCTTGGCCTGGTCCCTTGTGCGCGCCGCAGAGTAGACTTCGGCGCCGCCTTCCTTCTCACCAAAACCGCAATACAGCGCTGGTCCGTCAGAGAGTGTCGTCTTGCCGTTGCCGCGGGGCACCTCTGTGTATGCGCGCCGGAAGCGTCGCTTGCCGTTGTCGTGCCGCAGCCAGCCGAATGCAGTTGTCAGGATGAAAGACTGCCAGGGCTCGAGAGTAAGGTTCTGCCCGGCCAGCGGCCCCTTAATGTGCGGCAAAAAGCAGGTGAACTTGCAGACGCGCTCCGCTGCGTCGTGATCGAAATAGTAGAGCCACCCCTCCGCGCTTATCGAGCGGGCAATATCATCCAACTGCCGTTGGCACGCCTGCTGAACGTACTCGCACGCTGGGATGCGACCTCCAACCACATCAAGAGCATAATGGTAGCCAGCCGCAACGTGCGGATACTTCTCGGCATCAATGTCATATTGCATGAGCTCACTTGAAATCCGCGAACGGGTCCGCCTCCGGCTCCTTGGCGCCTGGCGCCTGAACCTTGCTTCGGTCGGTTGGGCTGAAGCCGAGTTTGGCCAGTGCGCCGATCAGTTTGGAAATGCCGCCGCCATCGAGTGCGTTCTTGCGAAACAACGCCATTAGCTTGACAGCGATCTCGAGCATCAACCGGTCTGCGTCGGTGAGCCAAAAGCCGTAGCCGGCGAGCTCATCCCAGAGCTTCCGCTCCTCAGCGTCGAAATGTTCAGGGGCCGCGCCTACCGGACCATTCGGTCTCGGCTCGTTTTTCCGCGCGGTCTTGCGTTGCGGATCTTTCTTGAAGGCGCCCTTCAATTCGAGGGCAGCCGTCGGCTTCCTCGGCCTTGCCATGGCACCAAACTCCGATTTCGAATTTTGCGGACGTGAATTTTTTCTTAGGCCGCCGGTAGGCCGCCCAACGGGCTGAGCGATGTTCCCCGCCCCTCCCCTTTGCGCTCCTCGCGCTGCTTGGCACTGTTATGGTGGTGGGCGCAGAGGCTCTGGAATGGACCGGACCAGAAGAGTTCTTCACTGCCGCGGTGAGGTGTCACGTGGTCACATACGGTAGCGGCTTCGACAACCTCATCCTCGAGACACATGACGCACAGAGGATGAGCGCTCAGTTGCGCCTCTCGGATCGATCGCCAACGCTTGGTGCCGTACCAGGCGCGCCAGGGCGTATCGTATCGACTGCGATCTGCATCACGCTTGCGCTCTTGCGTGGAGCGTTGGGATGGGGGTCGGAAGCGTGGTGGTCGGGAGGGCACCTGAGATGAGTTGGCTCCAATGCGGCTCTTATCGCAACGAGCAGTCACATCAATGACGTGCACGAAATGAATAATACACCGACAATTTGCGTGTATGTTGTGTTAATTTAGCGTTGCATCAATCACGGGAGGTACAGATGCGCACGATCTTACTTTCATTCCTCTTTTTTGTGCCGCTGATGGGCGGAGCTGCTTACGCTACGAAGACGTGCACGGCGCCAGGGCACCCAACGTGCACCATTACCTGCCCTAACGGATGTATCGCGGGCTACACCGAGCCAAATGGGCCATGCCGAACCATGTGTTCTGGATCCGCAGCTACGCCTGATGCTGCCACCATGTCAGTTGGCGCCTCTGGTTTATCCTTAAAGGAATTGCAAGAAACACTCGCCGATCCAGAAACCAAGATGCAGGAAATGAAATAATCTTGTGGCTTTCATTTAAACGAAAGCGCCGAGCTCAACCAGTCTGTGCACGCACAGTGGGAGCTCGGCGCATGATTGCCACGTCGCGAGAGGAGGCGCGCTGCGGCAATGGGGTAAACGACACGAAGGCGGAATGGATCCCGCGTTGGCGTAGATCGCCAACCCCTTGCAAGCGCGTCGTATGAGTAACCAGACGGGGTGCGCTATTGCTAAGCGTGTCTAGTCTTGTGGGTGGGGGTGGCCGACCGCTGCAGACGGTACGCTGCCTATGTGGCAGGTGGCCATCCCGACGAAGATGCCCCATGACGAACCATGGACCATCTCGCTGGTAGAGGTTGGCAGCCACCGCAGGACCGAAGCCGGTCAACGAGGCGATGTCGCGGGTCAGACCCTAGAGCTGCCAATTGGTGTCGGGGATGGGATTCGAACCCATGATTTCCAGCTTATGAGGCTGGCGAGATGACCGCTTCTCTACCCCGCGTTATGGATTGTGCAGGCGGCGCCCATGCGGTGTGCCTTTGAGTATCTGCCGCGCATAGCCGTAGCTGTGCACCATGCAGACCTGCAATAGTTAGCCCCGGCTCATCACTGGCCGAGGCTCCGTCGCAACTATCTGTGCGCCCGGAAGGATGGGGATGGAGCTGGACTCCATCCCTTCACCTTCATAGGGTTTTCAACTGCGAGAAACTTCCCGCCTCTCTGGTTCCGCGCCGTACTCCGCCAATTCCATGGCCTTAAGGAAGTTGTCGTTGGCCGCACGTAGAAGGCGCCGGCCAGCATCGATCGCATGCCGTCCCTTGTAACCGCGCGTCTCTCCGAGCTCGGCTAAGCTCTTGGCGCTCACCGCCTCGGTGAGCACTCGAACGTGAGAGTCTTGCATGGCGTCGAGGCCGCGCTGGAATTTCTCGCGGTTTTCTTTCTCCGTGTAGATGTCTTCCCAAGCTTGCGAGCCGCTTTCGCCGTTTTTGCCCTTCCGTCCTCCAATGAACAGCTGCCGCAGGTTCGTGGGGCTCGCAGGGAAGCCGTCGGGATATCTCTTGATATCCGGCATGACGGGCGTGTTGGCGTAGGCGTCCGCAAGCGCCTGCCGATCTTCGGCTTTTGTGGTCTTTTCCCGTTCTTGCTTTTTCGGGCGAAGCTTCGGTGGCGTCGCCGTCCTGCCATCCACCATCCACCGGTAGTGCGTATTGCTGCCCGAGCTGTCTTCCTCCCCGCCTTTGTCCCTCTTCGACTTCTCACGGCCACCAAGCATTGCGCCTACTGGCATATCAATCTGCGCTTCGACGACTTTCTCCAGGACCAGCTTGTGACCGCGCTCCGTCTGCGTTCCGTCACTGAAACGCAGCTTACCTATGCGGGTAATAACCTTGTGCTGGTTACCGTCCTCGTCGACGTGTGTGCCGTATCCGAAGTCGCCCTCGACCGGGATGGCGTGAATTTCCCGGCCAGCGCGCTGCGCCTCATGTCGACCACCGGCCAGCATCATCGGCTCGGGCCGGTACCTGACGATGACTTTGGCGAACGAATTTTCGAGCTCCTGTTCCGAGGGGATGTATTCGACCGCGCGTTCAGTGCCGAACCCGTCCTCGGGCTGCTTGTTGTCGTTGGCCGGTGTCGGGCGCCAATTCGTTGACACTGCGGGAGCGGGCTCCGGATGCACGCCTTCAGCCACGCCTGTCGGCCTGCTCCGCATTGCAAGCAGCGCTGACAGCTCAGACAGATCCCGATGGCGGGGCTTCTCGGTCTTCATCTTCCTGCCGAAGATATGGTGGTCGTGCTTCGGTGCTGTGGCGCGCCATGCTTCGACGGCTGCGCGGTGTTCGGCGGTCGTGCGTTCGGTCATCGGTTCCCTCTCTCGTTCCATTGCTTGATAGCCGCTTCACCCTTGGCGCTGAGGCCGCGGTAGTAGGTGCCGTCGGCTCTCCGCCTCCAGGAGAGCATCCGGCGGGTTTCAAGGATGATCTCTGTTCGATCCTGAACTCGTTGATGGACGCTGCTTTGACCGGAAAGCAGATAGGCGGCCTGCACTCTCGTGAGCCGCAGTTCCTTGCGCGACCACGTCATGGAAGGATCCCGTCGGTCGGAGGTAACGTCATTTCCTCAACTGCGACGCTGATGGAGGTCGGAACGGCTGGTCCGTCCTCAAACTGGTTGGCGATCCCTTGGCGTACCCGCTCGCCATATCGCGTCACCGCGACAACGGCTGTTTCTCGGCTGACGCTGCTTTCCCTCAGTGGGACGACCACGTTCGAATGGCAGGCTTCGAAACCCCGTCGGAATGCGTCGTCGGCGATGAAGCGAATGGCGTCCTCGGCGGCTTCTAGCGCTTCATCGATGTCGCATACACCGCCAGCATCGTCGTCTAGCCGCGCAATCATTGCAGCGAAGGCGCGGAGATAGCGATCGGCGTCGCGCTCCTCTTTTGCCAGATGCGGGATATTCGCGAGGTGGTGTTCGTAGGTGCTCATCTGTTCTCCTTCCATCAAGTGTCCGCAACTGGCCCTTATGCGTGCGCGTTGAGCGCACTTGATTTCCAACTCAAAAAAGATTGGATTCTTATCGTGTTGCTGCGCGCGCAAGGGACAGTCGCGGACGGTTGTCGGCCTGTAGTTGTCTAATTTGCGGATGCAATCAATTCGCGCACCCGCTCCCGACGTTCTTTCTCCTTGGCCGCGCGAAGCTCGAACTCTTCATATACGGCCGGAACCACAGCGTAGCTCACCGAGTCCTTGCGCACCTGCGGCAGCGGATCGAGCCAAGACATCGCGTCCAACTTCCGCAGCACTTCTGCAGCTTGGTCGTCGTCGAGATCTCGCATGGTTCGGTCGCCACGACGGACATCGCGTACCGTGATTTTTTCGGGCCTATGGGTAAGGATCCAACCTGCTGTAGCCAAAACGGCATCATGGCGATCAGAGAGGCCCAGGACGTTCTGGTAGAAAGCAAGCGCGTGAGGAAACAAGAATTCGTGCAGGAAGTCCGCCACACGGCGGGCGGTGTCGAACGGGACAACCGAGGCTGGCCTGGGCGAAGTCGATTCAATGCAGTGGAACACAACACAGAGCCTCGCGAAAAGACCGTCGTACTTTCCAATGTGCGCGGCCAGTTTCTTGTTCAATATTTCCCATGATGCCTGCATCTCGTGGTGACGTTCAGATAGTTCATGCCGGAGATCCTGAGCCGCGGAATCGAATTTTAATGACGTCTCCGCAAGCCCCCCCTGTACCGGACGCTGCAACCCATTCAGTCGTCGCACCAATCCCGAGTACTGGCCAACTGCCGCTGCTGGGGGCACGTCCAGCCCGACGGACGATGAGCCCAAGCAAATAGGGAAAAGACGCTGCAGGAGACCGTCATCGGCAGCGTCTGCTGCTATGCGTCGAATGGGTTCCGGCTGAATGCCGCCGAGCATCGATACCGACAAGTTGTCGATCGCAACCACGCCACGTCCGACCCGGTTGACGCTGTAGCTTCCACCATTGAAAGCCTGCAGCCAGAAACTGCGATCCGCCGCCGCTCCCTTGCCGGACCCGTATTTCTCCATGGAGCCGAACCAACCCGATAACTCGTCTCGGATCAAAAGAACGCCGTTACGGCTATCTCGCAAAATCTCCTGAGCAGCCTCGACGGTAACGTCCTCTATGCGGGCTCGCATCTGCTTTGGCGTCGGCTTCTCGCTCTTGCCAGCCTTATCGAGCGCATCGTACGCCCTCTTCTCATCGAGGTACGAACGCACCATGTCGTCGTCAATTGCTCGCAGGGGCCTTGTAGCAGCGCTGATGATCGGAGACTTCTTCGCGCTCGGGTTGCCGATCAAGGCAACCCATAGCCGGGGCGCTTCCTCCCAATCGTCGTGTCGTTTCACGCGCAGGGTGATCGTGTCCGGAATAGCAGCAGCACACACCGCCAGTGCTGCAGCCGCAATCCCACCAGCGTCTACCCCCATGATCTCCGCCTGCGAAACCGCATATTCCTCTATGACTTTCGGTAGCAGGCCCGTCGGCAACGAAGGATGCTTCCGCTGTGCCCATGGATCAACCGGACGCGGCGATTCTGCGGTAGGCGGCGCGTTGTCGTTGGCCGCCGTGGGAACCTGGTTCTTTGTGGCGAATTTCGCCATCAGCCCAGAAGACACTCGATTTGCCGCCTCGCGTTCCTCGGCATGCGGAGCTCCGAATTTCGACCACATCCGCTCAAAGTCCTTTATCGGATCTCTGGTCTCGTAACGGCGGAACCAATCGCCGGAAGCCGCAAGGAATGCCGCGCACGCCTGCTCCGCCGTCAAACCATCGAAGGCCAATTGTTCGACCACACGAGCTGCGTGCTCGCTCCTATCGCCAACGTCGTCCGCTGAAAGCATAGCGGCCGCGGTTTCGGATATCTCGACATCATCGACCGACGGCAACTCACCGAGTGTCACCAACTGTCCTGAAGCGCTTTCCTTGCTGGACCACTGTTCAAGCGTCGACCGGAGTTCATCAACGTCGATAAGAGAACCATCCCACGGCTCGGCGATTGCGACCGCTACCGGCTCAGCTGGACGACCGCGCGCCAGCTTCTTGGCGTTTGGCCAATTGAGAGTGCCGGGAATGCGCCAGACGTGGGACATATCGACAGTGCAGTGATCGGCATTGGCCGCCAGTTTCAGTGCCTTGGCTAGCGGCTTCGCTTCGCCGGCCGACAGCGGTCGTTCCAAGAGCAGAAAGCACTGGTAGTTGCCGGGCGAGCTCTCGACGACACAGCTGCTCTCGATCGGCATAGCGCCAGACCGACCTGTATCATCATCGAGATCCGCCACCAGCGCCAGCACGGCCGCGACGTCGGATTCGCTGCCCTTCTTGCCGCGCTCTAGGTTGAGACGCATTAAGTTCGGGCACACGTAGCAATTGGCGTTGGGCGTGGAAGCGTGAGCCATGACAGCGTCCACCATGCCGTCGACGTCACCAACGGAGTGATGGCTGATGGTGCCGCCAGATCTATCCTCGCCTGTCGGGTTTGCGAAAAACGTCGACACGACGAATTTGCCTTGAATGCCGGCGGCCAACTGGTGAAGCATTTCGACATGGGTGCGGATCGCCGCTTCGTCGAAGGCTGGCGTGGGGTCAGGAAGTCGATTTGCAGGAGAGTTCATCGGCGGTCACGAGCTCCGTATAGGTGGAAAGGGCGAGTGCAGTGATGGCTTCTGCTGTGGGTCTGGAGAATGTGACCGACCGGCGGCCTCCGAGCGCCGTCGGCGCGTATGAAATAAACCGACCTTCCGGCGTCTTGAGGAGCCGCATCCCGTATATTCTGATGGCCTCGGTGATCTGCAGATCGAACTGCGCAACGAGCACCATCTCCCCGCCACCCCGATGGCAACGGGTCGAAAGGTTGAGGATCCTCATGCAGTCCACCGCTTAAAGACTACGACGTCCCCACGGCGCTCAAATGTCGCCTCTAATCCATGAAGCTCGACGCTGTCTTCGACGCTGGAAAGTCCGACTGCCGACAGGAATTGGGTAAATTCCTGCTGGCCGTCGCGCTGGACTTCGTAGCTCGGCGCTTCCAGCGTGAAAGTGAAGTGCTCGGTGCCCCCCGACTTTAAGAAACGAGCATCAACAGTGAGAAACAGATAGCAGCGACGGCGCGACACCCGGCTTCCGGTTACCACAAACGCATTCGCCGCATCCCTGTCCCGCTCGAGCTTCTCGTTGAGAGCCTGGCGGACAAGTCCGGCAATCTCGAAGTCGGGGCAAAAAATGTCTCCCATTGAACGTAGTTGGCGAGTTCCCTCGGCGAACCGGATGCGCCGCCGGTCGCCATCCTTCTCGACGCCTGCCGGCGCAAGAACCGGCGATCCATCCAGAAAAGCGCAGACTTCGCGCGCGCCGTCGTTGTAAATCGTCAGCCCATAGCCTCGTACTGGCCGGCTCTCGACAGCAGTTCTCATCGGCCCGTCTCCCGATTAAGATAGGCCTCGACCGCTTCAGCCAACCAATCTACATCGGCTTCTCGGGCGACAAGTATGCGCGTGTCGTCAGGACCGATGTCGCTGGCCCTGACCTCTTGAACGCCGGCAAGCGCCCATTTTCCGTCGTGCTCCTGAAATGTAAGTGCGTTCAAAGCGCAAATCTCCTCTCGCCGGCGCTCAGCCGGTCGCCAATGGTTGATAATTGTGGCGGTGCTTAAAATTGAGCGGCGGGTCGCCGGCTTGGTGAAAAGTTTAGGCTGCCGCAGGCAATGCCCGTATCCAGTCCATGATTTCGGATTCGCGCCAGCGCACGCACGCCTCCGACAATTGTCGCGGCCGAGGAAAGCTGCCGTCCTTCATTTTGCGGTAAATCGTCGATGTGCCTAACGAGGTCATACACCTCACATCACGCAGCTTCAGAAGCCGGTCAGGCAAGTTGTCGTTGTCGGCTGATAAGCTTGCAGCAACCATTAACTTTCCCCTGTTTAGATGGACTCGGTGGACGGCGATTCTTCTCTTGCCATCCTTCGCCAGGTATAATATGGTTTTACAAATTTGTCAATACCGGGTGAGAAGAATGTCACGCCTTTCTCAAATGCTGTTGAATGAACAGGCCAAGCGAGGTCTGACCGACTACAAGGCTGCGAAGGAAATCGGAGTTCTTCAGCAGACCTATAGCTCGTGGAAACACGGCTCGGTTCCGCGCCCGAATCGGTACGCCGCAATTGCCGGCTGGCTTCACATATCGGCCGATATGGTGAGGGAGCTCGCCGAAGAAGCCGGCGTCAGTAGCGCCAGCACCAAGTTGCCAAACATTGGCGCGCCACTGATGGGTCGCGGATCCGCCACAGCACTTACGCTGGACAAGCTTCCGATCGGCTTCGCCAAACCCGAGATTTCAGGATGTTATGCCGTTCGGATCGATGGTCGGAACATGTGGGTGAATCCAAATATAACCCCGGCCGATGGCAACACGGTTATACTGCGCTCAGACGGCCAAGGCCGAATCGCCCAGTGGCCTGTTGAACATGACGGTGAGGTGCATGTCGTCGTTCTGGCAGAGATGATTTGA